AAAAAGCCTATCAAACAGTTGTTGATGAAACAACCAAAAAACTAACTACACAGCAAGGTATTTGGACAGCTCTTGGACAGGCACAAGCACAAGCTAAACGCACAGCCGATATTGCTACTTCTAAATCTATTGTAAGTACTGCTGCTGAAAACACAGCTATTCTTGGAGTTAGCGGTGCTTGGAAAGAAATGCGTAAGCAAGTTGGTGAGTCTGAAATGGGCCCAATTCGCAAAGGATTCACAACTCTTTCAAGTGCCATAAGTATTGCTAGTACAGCAATTATGGGATTTGTAGGTGCGTTACAAACATGGGCATTTATAATTGGTGCAGCAGTTGCAGCAGCCAGACTGCTAGATGCATACATGACTAAAAATGCTGAGCAAACAGCAGAATTTAATAAAGCTATTGATAATTCCAACGAGTCGGTAAAGAACTATGACAGAACTCTAAAATCGCTGTCAAAAATGGACTCTAGTGCAGTATTTAGTGCCGCAGGTGTTACTGCTCAGGCAAATGCGTTTAATGAATTAAGTGATAGTCTTATAACATTACGAGAAAAATTTGAAGAACTAGATAAAGCCACCACAGGATGGGATAAATTCTGGGACGGTATATTTAGTAAAAGTCAGGGCGAAAAGTTTGCCGAAGCAAGTGTTTCAAACATTAGTAAACTAATTGCAGGTCTAGACGACCCTAATGTTCGTGCACAAATGACTGCAAAAGTTACCGAAATACTGGGCTCAAAAGATCAGAGCCAGTTAAGTTGGATTGAAGCACTTAAAAAGGGTGGCCCAGAGGCCGCTGCCGCAGTAAAGCAGATTGAAGATAGAATTAAACCTTTGGCTACAAGCATGGGCATTACTGCCAGTCGTAGCAAAGAATTTGAAGAACAACTAAAGAAACTAACTTTAGCTTATAATGAGTTTGCATTTGATGCCATAGATAAATCACCTATGAGTAAACTAGGTGATCAAATGGTTCTTTTCTCTGTAAAAACAGTTGGAGCACTAGCAGATACTGAATCTGGACTAGCCAGCATGGTCAAGCTAATGGAAGATAGCACCAAACTAGGTGTGTTTAGTCCAGAAGTATTCTCCCAAATGCAAAAAATGAAGAGTGATGTAGAAGCTCTAAATAAAGCTCATGGAGAAACTGCCATAAAGCTAAAAACAGCTAGACAAGAGCAGGCAAACCTACAACTAGAATACGAAAAAACAAATAGACGTACTGGCGGTATAACCATGGAGCAAGCTCAGTCATTAGCACTTATGACTGGCAGCAATGCACCTATTCAGCAAGCACAAGAACTACAAGACGCGCGTGAAAAGCTAAATGTTAAACTAGCAGAAATAGTTGCACTAGAAGCTAAAGATACTGCTGAAAGAAAGAAAATAGCCGAACTAATGGCTAGCCCTGTTTTCAAAGAAATGTCTGTACAAGCCTTTGAAATTGGAGCTAATTTAATTAGCAAAAGTATCAATTTAGCTTTTGAAAAAGCCAGTGTTGACCTAAAGCGTGGTATTATTGGCAGTGTAACTGATTTACCAGGCTCTGGTGCTATTCAGCGAGAGATTGATAAACAAGATATTGGTATTCAGCGTGCTCAACTAGAAATGAGTGCCAAAATGTTGCAGGCTCAGTATTTGCAAATTGCTGCAACCAAACAAGTTGAAGTCGCTGTTTTATTGGATAAAGCCAAGCAAAGAACTCAAGATCCTCAAGGTGCTTATCGTGGTGAACGAAGCGATACTGGAGTAGTTACTCAAGGTACTGCTGAAAGTATGGCAAAAGTTACTGAACAGTTTAGTAACTTTATCGCTAGTGGTGGTAAAGGTGCTCCTGCAATGGTAACTAGCTTAACCAAAGCAATGAAAGAGTTTGGTAAAAATAGTCCAGAATTTGCAGCTAGTTTGCAACAAATGTTAGCTGCTACTAAGTCTTTCCAAGAGATTGAAGTACAAAGAACTGGTCTAGGAACCAAAGATAGATTATCAGCTATTCAAGCCGAACTAAAAGTTATACAAGAAGAAAAAACTATTAAAGAGGCAATTAATTCAGAAGAAAAAGCTGGTATTGCTCTGCAACAAGCAGCAGCCAGTATTCTTGCGCAAGGAAATGCTTTTTTAACTGAAGCTCAAGTTACTGCTCAGAAAACTCTTGCTTTAGCAACGGCAAAGCAAGAATATGATCTTCAAGGTATTGCAATTGCTGCTGATCAGGCACGATATGAGTTAATTATTGCCGAAGCTAAAAAAGCTGGTATTAAAACTGACGAGCTAGAAAAGAGTAAAGATAGATTAATTACTATCAGACAAACTAATCGTGAAGCAGATAGAAGTGTTAAAACTGCTCAAGCAGAAGCCACTGAAAGGTTAAATCTAGCTAAAGTTCTAGCAGAAGAAGAAATGCGTAGACTTAATATCAAGCAAATTATTGCTGATACTGAAGCTATTAGAAGAAGTACTGTTACAGAAACAAATGAGTTAGAGTTAGAGTACTTAACCAAAGCAGAACAATTAAGTGCACAACAAATTGCTACTTATAAGCAACAAATTGATACATTTAAAATTCTTTCTGAAGAAAAGACCAGACTAAATGCTTTAGAGATTAACTACTTACAACAAGTAACTAAACTTATTGAGCAGTATACAAAAGCAGCTCCAGGTAAAGAAGGGGATGCTGTAAGAGCAGACGTACAAGAGCAGTTGAAAGCAATTAGCGAAAAATACGTTGCTGAAGTAGACGGCGTAAAAGCTGTTAGTGCAGCTAAGCAAAAACTAGTAGACTTAGACAAGAGTTTAACAGAACGTCAGAAAGCTTATGGCGACGTATTCAAGAAAACTTTTGAAGGAATGGCTGACGCTATTGTACAGTTTGTTCAAACAGGTAAACTAGACTTTAAGAGCTTAATTGACTCTATGTTGGCCGACTTATTGCGCTACGAATTACGTCTACAAGCCCTAGCACTATATCAAGCAATGCGTCCAGGTTTGTTAAACTTATTTAACTTTGGCGGCCCTTCAGCAGGAGCACCTATGGTAGATAGTACAGCAACTCAAGCTGTTGTTAGTACATTTGCTGCTAAAGGTCAGGCATATGATTATGGTATTCCAAAGTTTGCAATGGGTGGTGCGTTTACTAATCAAATAGTAGATTCTCCTACATTATTCAAATTTGCTCAAGGCACAGGTATGATGGGCGAAGCTGGACCAGAAGCTATTATGCCACTAACACGCGGACCTGATGGTAATCTAGGTGTTAGAGCACAAGGCAACTCACAAGCTAATGTTGACGTGGTTATCAATAACTTTAGTAATGCACAAGCTACTACTCAAGAAACAACTGATGCCAAGGGCAATCGTAGAATTGAGGTTACTATTGGTGATATGACAGCAGGAGAGATGGGTAGAAGCGGAAGCGCAACCCAAAAATCCCTGAGAAATACCTTTGGTATTCAACCTCAATTAATTAGGAGATAATAATGGCATATAGTTATGTATGGCCACCAGTGTTACCTCAAGTACCTCAAAAAGGTTATTCAGAGAGTGGTGGTGCTAATATTTTAAGCACCACCATGGACTCTGGCCCAGCCAAGCGTAGATATCGTGGTAAAAAACCACAAATTCTATCTGTAAGCTTTTTAATGACCACCGCAGAAGTAGCAGCCCTAGAAACATTTGTTCTAGGGCCTTCTGCTATCCGTGGTGTTGCGCGCTTTGGCTTTCCTCATCCACGTACAGGTACTGTGGTTGAAGTCAGAATACTGCCTGAAGGTAATGAAGGCGGATTATATAATATAAGTTATACAGCACCTGGCTACTACACAGTAAGTATGAAGTTAGAAGTACTACCATGAGCAGATTAACATCAATGAGTCCAGAAGCTATCCGTGCGGTGTTTTCACCAGACATGGATAGTGATTTAATATTTTTACTAACAATGTATGACCCAACCACAGGGGCTCCCGCTGTTAGATTAGCTGATAATTTTACACAGCGTCTTACTCAAGCGCCTTATGTAGAAACAGAAACAGAAGTGTTTTATGGCGTAGTAAGTCGTGGAGATCAGTTCTTGTTCTTGCCAATGGACCTAAGTCTGCCAAGCGAAGAAGAAGCTCAAGCCCCTCGTTGTTCGCTAACCTTAAAAGATGTAACCAGGTTTGTTACACCTATTATTCGCCAAATTAGCGGCCCACCAAAAGTAAAAATGGAGTTAGTACTATCTAAAACTCCAGATACTGTAGAAGCTAGTTTTGTGGGTTTTTATATTAATAGTTTTACATATAATTCAGACACAGTAACTGCTGAATTGTCAATGATAGATTACGAGCGTGAACCTTTTCCTATGCACGCATTTACAGCCCCATATTTTCCAGGATTATTCTAATGTGGTCAAATAAATACGTCGGTATCCCTTACAAACAAAAAGGCAGAGATCTTAACGGCATTGATTGCTGGGGATTACTACGCCTGGTATATTCTGAAGAATTTAAGATTAACTTACCTAGCTTTGCCTCAGACTATACTGAAGATGATACTAAGCGTATTCAGGATTTAATTGCTCAGTACAAAGAAGGCTGGGAACAGTTAGATAAGCCTGAGCCAGGTTGCGTTGTACTATTTCGTGTATTAGGCACTGAGTCCCACGTAGGTATTGCTGTTAGTGAAACACATTTTTTACATGCCCGAGAAGGTCAAAGCTCTGCTATAGAGAGTTTTGATTCGCGTGGCTGGAACAAGCGAATTGTTGGATACTTTAAGTACTGTGAAAAGAGTTCTGCTGTACTTAATTTAATGCCACATCCGTTAAAAACACAAAGGTTTACTGTAACCGTAGAACCAGGTACTAAATTAGAAGAGCTAGTACCTTGGATTGCTAAAGAGTATAGTATTCCAGAAGAAATCCGTTCACGCATTGTAATTATGCTTAACGGTAGAGTTACTGCACCCGAAGAATGGTCAGTAATCACACTAAAAGACACTGATAAGATCGAATACCGTGCAGTACCTGCTGGTGGTAATGGTGGTATTTTCCGACTAATTGCAATGATTGCTATTGCAATTGCTGCACCTTATGTTGTCTCGTATCTAGCAGGATATGGAGCAACAGCAGCTGGTATTACTGCAGCTACTGCTGCAATGGGTACAGTAGGATTTACAGCAGCTACTATGGCAGTAAGCTTAGTTGGTAGCATGCTAGTTAATGCTATTGCTCCAATCCGTCCACCTGCACAGCCTTCAGATCCAGGCAACTCTGAGCGCCAGTTGATGATTAGTGGAGCTGCTAACCAAG